CTAACGAATACATGTATGTTTTAGGTGGCGGTATTGATTTAAACGAAGAAGAACTTTCGTATATGCGGACACACCGCTTAATCAACGTGCCTACAGCTAATGCTGCTGATATTAAAATAGGATTTTTAGAACGACCAGATGGCGATAATGTTCAAGAGAACCAACTGCAGCATTTAAACGACAAGATTTATCAGACTACAGGTATACCGAACTTATCAGACAGCAACTTTGCTGGTAATGCTTCTGGTGTTGCTATTAGATACAAGCTACTGGCGATGGAAAACAAAGCAAGTAACAAGGAACGGAAGTTTACGCAAGCCTTACGTGCTTTGTACAAGGTTGTATTCAGCATTGACTCGGTTATTAACGTTTCGGACGCATGGGAAGATTTGAAGTTCAAGTTTACCCGTAACTTACCGGCTAACCTAGCTGATGAAGCAAGCACAGCTAACAGCTTGAATGGTATCGTATCCAAGGAAACACAGCTTAGCGCTTTGTCTATCGTTGATGACCCTAAGGCAGAGATGGAACGCATGGAAGAAGAACAAGACCAGCAACTCAAAAAGAGTCTTGAAGTAACCGGTGCTGATTACGAGAAGTTAGACGATACTAATCAAGAGCAACCAGAAG